GTGCCCTTGCTCACAATCAGACAGGACCACATCTTCCTGCGGCTGGCCTCCTCTCGGTTGCTCGCTTCGTAGTTGGGCTCAAGTCCAGCATCAATAAGACCGTTGGTGATGACCTTGACGAGAACTACGTGAATGCTCTGAGGGTTATTCAAAACACCATACGAATTTATGGTGCGCGCTCATGCTCTTCAGATACTGACAACTTCCGCTATATCACACAGCAGGATGTTGTTAACTCAATCGTGACGGAGTGCTACCGCTCAATCGAAGATGTCGTCTTCAGTGCAATCGACGGAAGAAACACAATTTTCGCGAACGTCGAATCACGACTACTTTCAATTCTTTCCGTCATGCGCAACATTGGCGCTCTGTACCCAGCCTTTGACGCCAATGGCCGTCAGCTTGACCAGGGATACACCGTACGATGCGATGCTTCGCTCAACCCCGCCTCTCAGCTAGCGACCGGCTTGGTCAAGGCTACTGTCGGTGTTCGAGTGAGCAGCGTTGGCGACAAGATTGAAATCGAAATCGTCAAGTCCAACCTAACCTCATCAGTGGTTTAATCGGAGGAAATAAGCAATGGCAAAAATTTCGCAGAGACAAGTACTTGCGACGATTGTCCCAAGCACCTTCACTGACAACGCTAAGCAGCAGACAAACGTCCAGACAAACCTGCCCAAGTGGAATGACTTCCGCTTTGCTCAGGTCTCTGGTGGTGAAATCACTGCTTCGGTTGAGAAGATTTACGAAGGTGGTAAGTCACGTCCAACGGTGCTGTGTGCTCCATCCGAGATTGGTGATATCACCTTGACGGCGCACTACGACGACGACTTTACCCCAGCTGATACCGCCGCTGGTATCGGAGACAAGTTGCAGAAGCTCCGCCGCTACGTTGGTGTTGCGTACTACAACGTTACAGTATCTGTTTACGACTGTGACATCAAGGACCCAACCAATGACCGCGTTTATACAAACGCTCTATTGGTGGGAATGACCGAGCCAGAAGGCGACTCCTCATCTGGAGCCCCAGCTACGTTCGCCCTAACGTTCGCAATTTCTGACGTCGACGCTGCATAACTAACAGAGTTGCGCTTCCGGCGCATGTCACTATGCTAGGTTCTACCTCATGAGTGATAACGCATTTTTCACAGTTGAGGACGGCAACGAGGATAACAAGACCCCCAAGAAGGGTCGTGAGTCCACTAAGTCGCACGAGGAAACGCAGCTCCAGAAGCTTCGCGGAATTGTAAGCAAGAAGGTCGAAAGACCTATTGTCTTGCTACCTGTTCCGGAACGCCCTGGTGTCAGCCTGAAGGTAAGCCCCAACATTACCCAGTCCCAGATGAAGAACTGGCGTAAGAATGCTGGTGAGGACTCCAGAAATGGCCTTGATGCGACAAAGTTTGCATGTCTAGTTATTGGGCACACAACAATTGGCATCTACATGGATGACGAAGAAGTGTTTGACGATAACGGTACCCAAATGACCTTTGGACATCCACAGATTCTGGAGATGACCGAAACAACTCGTCCAGTCCCTGACGCTGTTCGCGCCCTTTTCGGCGTGGACCCACATGTAGAGTCCGCAGCTCTCGCAATCCTTGATGCTGCTGGTTACTCGGATACGGTGGCAGCCGTGGACCCTACGAAGGAATCTTCGACGAACTAGCCGAAGATTCTTACATCAAGTCAGCAGCAAGACTTGGAGAACTCTTTAATGTCAATCCATTGGAGCTGCTAAACGTTGACGACACTGACTGGATGATACTGATGGCTTGTGCTACAGTTATTAGTAACGACCGCGAAGAGCAAGAGCGCCAGTCGAAGACTCAGAAGACCTAATATTCAGGCTTCATAGCTCGGCCGCCCTTACACTCACGTGAATTAAAAACTCACCTGGAGACGTAATGGCCGACGAGATTGTCAGCATAAAACTTAAGGTAGATGCCCACGATAGGCAGCTGACCCAAGTTATTGCCAAGCTCAAGGCTCTTGAGGCTGTCGAAAAACGCCTTGCTAGCGGTTCTCGCATGCAGAATTATGCAAAGAACCAAAGCAGCGCACTAAACGGCATGACAAAGGGCTGGAAGCGCCACTTTGATGCTGTTGACGCCGGAATTAAAATGATGGGCAAGGGTCTTAGTGGATTCCTCAAGATGGCCATCAAAGGTGTAATTATCGAAATGGGCCTCCTTGGCGCTTCCATGATTGCCGTCCACGGTGTGTTTGTTGCTGGTCAGCTGATAATGAAGGCCTATCGAGGGGCTATGCAGCTGGTCGCTGGTGCGGCCGCAGGAACCGTGGTTGCCATAGCGGCGGTATCGGCAGCAATTCGTGAGCAGCAAGCCGCAATATACGCCTACCGAGGCAAGGGCGCTAAGGAATTTGGCTCAGCCATGAGTCAGACGCGAATGGCGATGAGGGCGCTTCAAGCTGACGCAAGTTTGGCGACGCTTGGCGTGGATGCCCTCAACCAGGCATACGGCATTATGTCAACGACGATGAACTCTCGTCAAATCGCAGGAAGCACCGGAGCGCTAAAAGCATTGATGGACTTTGGTTCAGCCGGCCAAGACCCAGCAAAAGGCCTCCAATCAGTTGCCTCTGTTGTTCAGGCACTTAATGACCCAAAGAAGGGCATGGCTGCAGTTAGGGCGGAAGCTAAAAAACTTGGTCCGGAAATGGAAAAAGCGCTTAAGGCCGCAAACGTTCAGACAAAACAGCAATTTTCCGAACTTCTGTATTCGGGAGAACTAGCCCGACTTGGTGGCGTAGAAGGCCAATTTGGGGCAATCAATAGCACCCTTATTGCGCAACTAAAAAGCTATATGACGCAGATGCGAACGGTTTTCGCAGACTTTGGTGACCAGTTTCTTGAACCACTAAAGGTTGCCTTTAACGAAATATTCCACATCCTCAAGAGGGATATCGCCAGAATTATGGGCGCTGTTCAAATAACCATCGGAACAGATGGTTATATCGATGGTTTCGTAAGCATGATTGACAAAACCTCAAACTTCATGGTCAAAATGATTCGTGAATACCTGCCCAAGGCTGTTGGTATGTTCGACAGAATTGGCGATTGGATGGATAACTTCCAAAAGGGATGGAACAGAACTCTTGACTACCTGCGCCCACTGATTGACGGTGCTCGCGTTTTATATAGGGCATTAAACCCAGTATGGGAAGCAATTAAGGGCGGAGCAGACAACCTGTTCCTTATGAAAGATTTGCTTGTCGAAAATGCTGACAATGTAGAGGAATTTGGTGAGCGTATTGGTGGATTCATAACAGCGCTATCTGAACTGTTCATGAACCTAAAGATGATGTTCTTTGATGTTCTTCCATTAATTAATGACATGATTAGTGGACTTACTCAAGTATTCAAAATGCTCTCCAATATTCTTACCGGGTTTGCCGGCAAGGGGTTGACATCAGCTCTTGCTCCATTGTTGGCTTTTGCTGTTGCTGGCCGAGCAATGCAAGGCGTAAAGGGACGCCTAATGCCGGGCGCTACACCATTCAAGCAAAACATGATGAACGTTCAGGCAAACGTCGTAAATGTGAGTGGTCCTGGTGGTCCAGTTGGCGGCACTGGACCAGGAGGGCTATCCTCGGGCCTACGCCGAGTGGGCGGTATGGCTCCAGTTATGGCAAGTGGTGCGGCATATGGTCCAGCCCTTCCACCTGGCTCAATGAGACTCAGGGACCTCAAGTCACAGCACGGCATGACAAGAGGCGCCCTCATGAGGGAGGGTATTGGCGCGGCAACGCGAAATATGAACTACCAGAGCATCATGGCTGGTGGTAATGCAATTGTTGCTGGAAGACCTGGATTCCTATCAGCCCTCAGCCGTGGTCGTGGAATTGGAATGCCGAGCTACTCGCAGGCTTTAGGAATGACCCCATTTGAGAGAAATCAGATGACCGCAACACAGACATCTCGTCGTGATGACTTGCGTCAGGGTGCAGCAAACTCACTAAGAAATCTAGGAACAAGAGCGAAGCAGGGTCTCGCTACTGCAAATTATAGAGGTCGTCAGGGTTTTGGTGCTGCTGCTGGTTTAATGGGATATGCGCGAAGCGGTGCATGGGATGAGTCAATGGGCGCATATGTTGACGTGGGGGCAAGCCGCCAAGCGTTGCGTGACAAGCTAAACTACGACCTATCTCAACAAACAGCTACCGGTCCGCTGGGTAGGGCGAAACTTCGTGCTAGAGCCGCAATAGACCAAAGCCGAATATCACGAAACTATACAAAGTTTGGTGCTGGTATGAATAAGTTTCAGGGCGGAATGGGTGGACGTATGGGAACGTCACTTGGTCTTGGCTTAGCCAGTCAGTACGCACCAGAGGAAATGCGCGGAGCCATGGCGCTTGGTGGCATGGTTGGTCAGTTCAATCCACTAG